TCTATTTCGACATGGTGCGGGTATCGCTGTTCGGCGGCGAGCTGAACCAGGGCCAGGTCAACGGGCAGAAGTTCATCCTGGCGTCGTGGGAGCGCGACCCGACGACCACGGACCTGCGCTGGCTCGCCTACTCACTGGCAACTACACTTCATGAAACTGCAAAAACGATGCTGCCGATCGAGGAGTACGGCAAGGGCAAGGGGCAGCCCTACGGCCTGAAGGATCCGGTTACGGGCCAGGCCTATTACGGCCGCGGGTTCGTGCAGCTGACGTGGAAGGAGAACTATCGCAAGGCCGATCGGGAGCTGGGGCTTGAGGGCGACCGGTCGTGCGAACTGCGTGCCGATAATGCGCTCAACCCGGAGATCGCTGCCGACATCATGTTCAAGGGCATGGCCGACGGCTGGTTTCGCGGAGACGCAAAGGGCCGGCACACGCTGTTGCGCTATTTCGACCACGTCACCGACGATCCGTTCAACGCCAGGAACATCATCAATGGCGATCGCAACACGGTGCCGGACTGGTCTGGAGGCAAGTCGATCGGCAAGCTGATCGCCGGATACCATGACAAGTTCATGGATGCGGTGGATGCGGCCTGGGTGGAGTCTCCAGTGCCGGTCGAGCCAAATCCGGAGGTGGCTGTGGTTGACATCACGACCGTCGGCAACGTCACCATCAGGATCAACGGGAAGACCATCGAATGGTAGATCCCGTCACCATAACCAAGGCGGCTGGCGGCTTCACCCGGGTGATGCAAAACGAGCCACTCAGTCTTGCGCTTTGCGTCATGAACTTCGCATTGATCGGATTCATGTATTTCCAATCGACGCAGTTCAACACCCAGCGAGTCGACAATGTAAAATTGTTCACCGACGTGCAGCGCGAGGTGCAGAAGCTGTTGAGCGAGTGCATCGTCCCGCCGCGTCAGCAGCGTGGTGGATTGCCAGTCGATCCGGAAGCGCCTACCAATATCTCTCACCCCGGCGAGAGGTAAATTTACATGAAGACGTGTCCTTGCTGCGGCCAGTCCCTGCCCGAGAAGCGTCTGGGCGTGCGCCTGACGCCGCTCAAGGCGCGCATCTTCGATGCCGTCAGGCTTGCCGGCGACGACGGCGTCATGACCGATGACTTGTACAATGAAATTTACGCTGACCGGCGGTGCGAGATCAGCACGCTCAAGGCACACATCTGGCAGATCAACGATGTGATCGCCGACGAGGGTTATCGGATCAGCAACAAGAAGTTCGGCTACGTGTTGAGGAGGCTGTCATGATTGCCATAGCCTTGAACGTACTATGGTTTTTGATCGGCTTGATCGTGCTGGCCGGGATCGTGTACCTGGCCATATGGGTTGTGGAATCCTTCATCTATCCGATTCCCGAGATGGTGAAGAAGGGAATCTGGGTGATTATCTTGCTTCTCGCTCTCATCGCCCTGCTGACCGTGCTCGTGGGAGGTGGCACGATGCACTTTCCCTCGCTCCGATGAGAGTCAGGTAGATCCGTTGCCGCCGTATCCACCGCGTCCACCGGATATCTGTAAAAATTGCTAGGAGATTGACATGGCACTTACCAAACGCGCGCGGATCATGGTGTGGGCGACGGCTGATGGCCGACTCAATAGTTTTACTTTCGACTTGCTGACTGCACCCTATTGGGTCGGCACCGCGCAGCCGGGCGGCCAAGGCGGTCGAATGGGCACCTGGTTTGCCGACAAGTCACCGCCTGGTCCGGCACCGGTTGGCGTGGCGGTGATCAGCGGTGCTGATTCGGCGTCGCTCGCTGGCACTGTGGTCACCATCAACGTGCCGATCATGCCTAACAATTCAATCTACCACGTCGTGCTGGATTGCCTGTTTGCTTAAGAATTTCTTAACAATTAGCGGTTAGCCTTCTCACAGCTCACACCGTGAGGAGGATTTCTATGGCTGCGTTGAAGACGAAAGAGAACGTCGAGCACAACGTCACCTTCGCCAAGGGTGGCAACACCAAGATGTTCACCAAGCAGGCCGCGGAGCCCGCGGAGTCCGGCGTGACGGTCGACAAGTCGGGTAACGATTCTGCGCCCGGTCCGAAATACGCCGCCGGTGGCTCGACCAAGATGTTCGGCTTCAACGGCGCGCAGGCGGCCAAGGCGGGCATCACGGGGGCGCGCTGATGCCTCCCCCGCAAGGTCCGATCATGCGGCTGGCGCGCCGCGTGTCGGGACCCAAGCCCATGCCGATGGACCCGAACAAGGCCGTGATGGCGGCGCCACGGCTGCGTCCGACTACGACGCGCGAGTACGGCAAGGGCGGCACGCCGCTGTCAGGTGCTCCTGACATGGGCGTGCGCGGCGCCGGTATCGGCTACGGAGGCTATAATCCCAATGTTCCACAGTAAGCCGTTCAAGAAGGATCTCACGCCGTTCGCCAAGGGCGGCAAGGTCGTCAAGCACGTCGGCAAGGGTGCGCGCGAGCAGTCGAACAGCAGCTTCGGATCGCTGACCGGTGGCGATGCGATGGCGCGCATGGCGAACAACTATCCCAAGACACCAGCAGGTCCGGCGCCGACGGAGAGCATGGGCGGGCCGCCTCTTGGATCGTCGCCGGTCCCGATGGGCACGCGGCCGCCGGGAGCCCCGACGGCGATGATGCCTCCTGCTGCTGGAGGTGAGCCGGACGAGGACGATGCTGCGTGAGCTCGATAACCGATCTGGTGACCAAGGCACGCTTTCTGCGCAACGCTTCGCCCCGGGCCTACGACGAATTTTGTGTGGCGTTTGCCAATTATTCCGTGAATGCGCTCGATGCACTGGTTATGGCAACTGACGATTTGCAGTTGCAGCAGGGTTATGTGCGGCAATGCCGCACCATTATGAAAGCGCTTGAGGAGGCCAAGAATGGTTGACGTCGCCGTTGATCAAAAACCGCTGTCCAAGTTGCCGTATGACACCGACGACATCCCCGATGCTGTGAAGCAGCGGGTCGCCGCGGTCGAGGCGCTGTACACTCCCTCGAACGGACAGCCTGCAGCTTCCGAATTCCCTTCGCAGGCGCCGAAGGCCGAACCAGCCGCACCCTCCCCAGCCACGGCTGCTACCCCATCGGCGTCTGCGGACCCGCTCGATGAAAATGATCTGAGCTGGAAGCATCGGTTCCTGGCGATGCAGGGTCGTCATATTGCGACTACCAAGACGATCGGTGAGATGCAGGAGCAGATGAACCAGCTTGCTAGCGAGCTGATGCTCACCCAGCAGCAGGCACGAGCGCAGCCGAAGCCGCGGCAGCCGCAGCAGACTTATCTGACTGACCAGGATGTCGAGAATTACGGGTCCGAGCTGATCGACGTCACCCAGCGTGCAGCGCTGCAGGCGATCCAGCCGCAACTGCAGGCGGTCGAGGCGCAGAATGTCGAACTGCAGCGGCGACTGGCGATCGAGGCGCGACGGCGACTCGACCAGGCGGTCGAGCTCTCGGTGCCGGACTACAAGGAGATCGATCGCAATCCGCGCTGGCACCGCTGGCTGCTCGGTGTTGACGTTTTGTCAGGACGTGTTAGACAGCAATTGTTGAACGAGGCTATCTCAGCGGCTTCGGCCCCTAGAGTAATCTCGTTCTTCAGAGGCTTCCAAAACGAGGAAGCAGCCACGGGCCACATCGAGCCAGCGCCATCCTCCCAGCAGCCAGCGGCTCCTAGGGAAGCGGCGATACCACTGGCTTCTTTAGCGGCTCCTGGACGGGCAAGGCCGGCGACCGGTGGCGACACCTTGTTTCCGCCCGACAAACCCATTTACTCACGCGCCCAGATCGCACAGCTGTACCGCCTTAAGCAAAAAGGCGCGTATGTCGGTCGCGAGCCTGAATGGGCTCGCCAGGAACTCGACATTATCGCAGCAGGCAACGAAGGGCGCATCCGGTAAACCGGGGGTCGCCCGTCAAACCATGTGCAGTGGCCCCCATGCATAAGGGCCACCACGATGCCTATTACGGCTGCTCCCTTCGGTATCGCTACCAGCGGTACGACACCTCCACTGACTCCGGTCGGATCGACCGCCAACACGCTGCAGGCAACCGGGTTTATTCCGGAGATCTGGTCGGCGAAGCTGGTGGAGAAGTTCTACGCCTCGACCGTTCTTTCGGCGATTTCGAACACCGACTACGAGGGCGAGATACAGAACATGGGCGATCGTGTGAAAATTCGCACGAAGCCGACGATCACCATCAAGGACTACCTGGCGGACGGCCTGCTTGGCCTTGATCGCCCGTCCGGCGGCTCGATCGAGCTCTACATCAACATCGGCAAGTATTTCTCGCTGATTCTCGACGACGTGATGGAGATCCAGTCCGATCTCAACGTGCTGTCGATGTGGTCAGACGATGCTGCCCAGCAGCTCAAGATCACGGTCGACCGCGACGTTCTCGGCGGCATCGTCAATGGCGCGCACGCCAAGAACCGGGGTTTGACTGCCGGTTTGATCGGCGGTCCGATCAGTCTTGGCGTCAAGGGCACGCCGCTGACGGTGGCGAAGACACCCACTGCTGGCCAGGTCGACATCCTGGAAGTGCTGCTTCGCATGGGCCAGTGCCTCGACGAGCAGAACATCCCGGAGGAAGGCCGCTGGGTGGTGATGTCGGCGGCTGCCGGGCGTTACCTCAAGCAGAGCGAGTTGCGGCAGGCTTACTTGTCGGGTGATCCGGTTTCGATGCTGCGCAATGGTCGTCTCGGCATGGTCGACCGGTTCACGATTTACATCTCCAACCTGCTGCCATCGCTTTCCACCGACGCGACCAACTTCGCGGCTGGTGAGCAGCCGATATTTGCTGGTCATGCTCATGGGTTAACATTCGCATCGCAAATCAGTAAGGTCGAGACGCTCAGAAGCGAGCTCACGTTCGGGCAGATCCTGCGCGGCCTGCAGGTTTATGGCTATCAGATTGTGGACCCAACCGCGCTCGCGGAAGCCCACATCATCTTGGCTTAAATAAAGGTTGACGCGGCAGATCGGCATGACTCACTTCCATTTCATCGCCGGTCTGCCACGTTCCGGATCGACTCTATTATCCGCTATTCTGCGGCAGAATCCGCGTATCACCACTGGTGTCACGTCGCCCGTCAACAACATGGTGTCAGCCATGCTGCGGGCCGTATCAAACGACAACGAGGCTGCGGTTTTCATCAGCGACGAGCAACGTGAGCGGGTGTTGCGCGGTATATTTACCGAGTTCTACCAGGGTGCTGACATTGTGTTTGACACCAACCGGGCGTGGCCGAGCAAGTTGCCGTTGCTCGTCCGGCTGTTTCCGGAGTGTCGGGTCATCTGCTGTGTTCGTGACGTTGCCTTGATCGTGGATTCTTTCGAACGCATGTTTCGCAACAACCCTTTGGCGTTGTCCAAGATCGTCAAATACAGCCCCGACACGACGGTATATTCGCGTGTGCAGATATTGCGGGCTGGAGGGGTGGTCGGGTTTGCCCTGGATGCATTGCGCGACGGGGTCTACAGCGAGCATTCCGATCGTCTTTTGCTGGTCGAGTATGACGCGCTGGTCAATTGGCCAGATGTTGTCCTGGATGCGGTGTACCATTGGGTCGACCTGCCGCGTTTTGCGCACGACTTCGATAATGTCGAGCAGATACCGGGTACCGAGGAAGCTGATCTCCGGCTTGGGTTGCCGGGGTTGCACAAGTTGCGGCGCAAGGTTGGGTGGGTCAAAAAAGCGACCGTGCTCCCGCCGGATCTGCTCGATTCGTTTCCGATGCCGTTCTGGCGGACGGAGGATCACGCCGCGTTGGTTATTTCCTGTCCGGAGCCCAAACCGGCGCTTGTCGCGACTGGCGCTTAACCCTTTCTTAAGAATCTCCCTCTAGGCTCCGCTGCGCAGCGGAGCCTAGAGAAATGGCAACAAGCCCTTCCTATCACGGTGATTACGGCAACGAGGAGCAGCCGACCTACAACACCGTGGCCGACTACGTTGCCGATGCCCGGACGATCCTGCAGGACCTGATTCCGGACTACCGCTACGAAGATCCCAGCATGTTGACAGCGCTCAATGCGGCGATGCTTGAGGCACGCCGGATCAAGCCGGAGCTGTTTGTCTACAACTGGGAAGTCGGCGGGCAGGTGCAGTCGTTCACTGCGGTCGACGACACCTACGTGGCGATCGAGCCGCAGTTCCGGTTGGCCATTGTGCATGGTGTGATCGGTCACGCGCTTGAGCGTGACCAGGAGGACTACCAGGACCAGCGGGCCACGTCGTTCCTGGCATTGTTCACGCAAGGGCTGGTCGGCAAGGCGCTTGGTGCAATTGTCGGCGGCTCGTCGCCGAAAGGCAAGGGTGGTGGTTGATGCCAAAGAAAAACGAGTTCAATGCCTACTGGGCCAAGCTGATCGGCCAGGCCAAGGTGGCTCTGATCGGTTCGTCCGACGCACAATTGAAGATCCAGCTGTTTGACACGCTGGATGAATTTTTCGACGGCTCGAATTGCTGGACCGAGAAC